CAAAAGCTAAAAAGACTAACAAATATTTTAGACCAATGGAGTCTAAGTCGACTTACAAAAAAATGATGTCTGAAATGTATGGTATTGTTAATGAAGTATCATATAGAGATTATAAAAAAGATCCTACATCTACTCCTCAACAAAAAGTTAACAGAGGTATAATGGAAGTTAATAGAATGTTAGGAGAAATGGAAAAAATTGTTGCAAATAACTTAAGATTAAAAACCGAAATGGGAGTAGATTCTTCTCATTTTTGGAAAGCAACAGGTAAAAGATTTTCAAAAATTAACGAGCGAATGGTTCGTATAGCAAATAGATTAAAAGAATTATCACAATGATTCCAAATAGAACTTGGCAACAATTTTCAAAAGCTCCTGAAAATGCTAATCTATCATTAGAAGAGCAAAAAAGAAAATATTCAGACGAAAGAAAAAGATTTGAACAACAAAACCAATTTATAAACTCCGGTTTATTTATGCAAGGATTAAAATGAATAAGCAATTATTAGTAGATTATACAGTGTTTGAAATATCACCTCAACAGATTAATGAGTCATTATCTGAAAATAATGGTAAGTTAATTGTAAAGGGAGTATTACAAAGAGCTGAAGCTAAAAATCAAAATGAGAGAGTATATCCAAAAGAAGTACTTGTAAGAGAAGCAAAAAAATATGCTAATACATTTATAAAAGAAAGAAGAGCATTAGGAGAATTAGATCATCCAGATTCATCTGTAGTAAATTTAAATAATGTATCGCATAATGTTTTAGATATGGAGTTTAAAGGAAATGATCTTGTAGGTACAGTCGAAGTATTATCTACCCCATCAGGAAATATATTAAAAGAATTATTTAAGTCTGGTATAAGATTGGGTATATCTAGTAGAGGCATGGGATCTGTAAAAGAAGTTATGAGAGAAGCAGGAAATACATTAGAAGTTCAGCCAGATTTTGAATTGATAGCATTTGACTTTGTTTCTAATCCGTCAACACATGGAGCCTTTTTATCTCCAGTTAATGAATCGGTTAACAAAGTAGTACAAAAAAAATATTCTAAAGTAGAAAATTTAATAACAACTATTATAAGGGAGTTTTAAAATGGCATTAGTAGATATGAAATCAGAATATGGACCTACCAATACAATTAATGAAAAAGGTACTGGAACAATATTAGGACATAACACAGTACCAATGGCAAATGCCCAATTAGGAAATCCTACTATTGGAGGAAAGAAGAATTTAACTACATTTAATGATTTGCAATCTGCATCTCATAATAGCAAATTTGGACCATTTAATAGTCCTAATAAAAAAGGTACAGGATTAAAGGTTGATTTATTAGGTAATGATCCAGAAAATCCAGAAATAGACTTTACAAATTATAGGCCATAAGATGATTAGATTAGTAGGCATAGCAAAAGGATTAAATCGTAAGATAAACGAGCAACCCGATTATGGAGATACATTACCAGATACAGAATTGGCTCAAGAATATGCATCAGATTTATCGAAAGTGATAGAACAGTTAGAAGCATTAGAAGAAGAGATGGCTCAAGAATTTGATAATAGAGCAATGGCAACACAAGATGTATCATATAATCAACAATCTAATCAAATGAGTAGATATATTAGTCAAGCATCTAAAAATATTGAAAGTCTAATTAATATGTTAGAAAGGTATAGTTAAAATGAAAAGTTGGGAAAAAAAGTTAATGAATCATATCCTAAATGAAAAGTATTTAGGAGAAGAAGAAAATACAAAAATGCAAAAAGAAGATAAGAGATCTTTTTTAAAGGCAGTTGCTAATTTTCATCAAATAGGCGAAATGATTTCTACTAACGGACAATTAAAAGAAATTACAGAAACTTTAAATAATATTGTTCAACAGGCAGAAGCATTAACTATACAAGAATCAGAACATTGGTTTGATAATGTAACAGTATCTAGACACATGAAACAAATGAATGAAGCGTATAAGGTATTTGAGAAAACAGCAAATGAAATGCATTCATTACAACAAAGATTGGAATCTGCATATGATGATATGGGTATGGTATTAAACAGATATTATAATGTTAACAATGCTTTATCTGAAACTGATATTAATGAAGATCAATATTCTGCAGGAGTATCAGATAAAGGGCCTGCTTTTCATGATCATATGACAGCAGATAAATCAAAAAGATTATCTTAAAAATTTGTTTTTCTGAAAAAAAGTCCTTATATTTAATAAAACAAAGTTATGATAAGACACAATAAAACTACAAAACTTATAATACCAGCTCACTATTTAGGAGCTAAAGTTATAAAAACCAAAAGAAATCCATATGGTGATATTACTTCTGCAATACAGCATTGGAAAAGAAATCTAAAAGACTCTAATACATTACAAGTTCTTAAAGATAAAAAAGAATTTGAAAAGCCATCATCAATTAGACGAAAACAACTAATAAGAGCAAAATATATTAATAAATTACAAGAAAGAGATAGATATTAATAGTCTTTTTCATTTCCTTGTATATTTATTTGTAATAAAGATACCACATCTCAATATGTGGTCACTCAATAATTATATTAATTCTTATTAAGATTACAAATAATCTTATTTCCAAATTAAATACGAGGAAAAATCGATGAACGATTTATTGAAAGAAGCTATTGCAGACGCAAAAGCCGTAAGGGAAACTGCATTAGCAAACGCAAAAGTTGCGTTAGAAGAAGCTTTCACTCCAAGACTACAATCAATGTTATCTGCTAAATTATCAGAAGAAGACGAAATGATCGACGACGACGTTGAAGATCTTCCGGAAGACATGCATAATCCAGATGCTCCAGAATCAACATCAGACGCAGGCGATGATCTAATGGCTGATCCAAAAGACATGCCAATGGAAGGTGATGATAAAGAGCCAAAAATGGACGAAGGCGAACATGATGAGAAAAAAGTAGATGAAATGGATGATAAAGAGCCAAAAATGGACGAAGGTGATTATGAGAAGCAAGAAGAAGACTTAGAACTCGAAGCAATAATTAGAGAGCTAGAAGAAGATTTAGAAGAAGAAGTAGATTCTTCAGAAATCGGAGCTGGCGATAATAAATTAGATGCTGATGCTGCTCAGTCTCATACTGAAGATCCAGGAGAAGGTGATTTAACTGAAACTGAAGATAAAGATAAAGAAATGAAAGAAGAAGACGAGAAAAAAGATAACGTCGACGAAGATATTTCTTTAGATGAAATTATCAGTGCATTGAGAGAAGACGAAGAGAAGAAGGACATGAAAGAAGACGATGAGAAAAAAGAAGACATGAGAGAAGAAGAAGATAAAGAAAAAGATCTTAAAGAAGCTTATGATGTCATCAAATTCTTAAAATCTAAAATCAACGAAGTTAATCTTCTAAATGCAAAATTATTATTTTCGAACAAATTGTTTAGAAACTATCCATTAAGTGAAAATCAAAAAATGAAAGTGATTGAGAATTTCGATAGAGCTTCTAATTTAAGAGAAGTAAAATTGATTTATAGCACACTTTGTGAATCATTTACTGGATCTAAAACAAAACGTTCAATCAAAGAAAGCTATGCTTCTAAGCCTAGTAAGTCAACTGCACCTAAGAAAGAAATTCTTTCTGAAGGAAATGCATTAGCTGCTAGATGGAAGAAATTAGCTAATTTAAAATAAATTCGAGGAAAAACAATGAATATTGATTCTTTATTACCTCATGATCATCAAACTACTCAACAAGAAGTTGCCATTGGTTTAGAAAACAAATGGGAAAAAACAGGCTTGTTAGAGGGTATTGATTCAGAGGTCGAGAGAAGAGGCATGGCTGTTCTTTTAGAAAATCAAGCTAAGCAGTTAGTAACTGAAGCTAATTCTACTGGAACTGATTCTAATGCTGAACAATGGTCTGGAGTTGCTCTTCCATTAGTAAGAAGAATTTTTGCTGAAATTGCTGCAAAAGATTTCGTTTCTGTACAACCAATGAACTTACCATCAGGTCTAGTATTTTACTTAGATTTTAAATATGGTACTGCTCAAGGTATTAAAAGAGGCGGAAGTGCAGGCGGAAATGATTTCTTAACTGGACAAGGAAGAACATCACAGAAAGATTCTGTATTTGGTCAAACAGATGCAGGTGGATTAGGAACAGGAACTGCTGCAGGTCCAGCTCCTGCCGAAGGTCTTTACGGACCAGGTAGATTTGGATATTCTATCAATGATGTAACAGCTTCATTTGCTGCATTAGCATCAGGTGGTGCTAAAACAGGTTCGGTAGCTGCAGGCACAGGCGTATTTACAAATAAAGGCGCTTTGAGTCAAGCAGGATTTGACTTCTTTACTAATTTTAACAGCGAATTTTCTGCTTCATTTATTGGTAAAAAAGCACAGATATTATCTGTACCTGTATCATCATTAAGTGGATATGATCCAAATGGTTTAAGAGCATTTAATGTAATAGGAACTGGTATTACTACAGTATATCCAGAATTTACTGCAATTGATGCACAAAACAAAGATCACGTACATTTCTTAATTGAAACTAACGCTACTCCAGCTGTAGGTGCTTTAGATGTAATTTATCAAAAAGCTCCATCAGATACTGCTAGAGGCGATTTTGAAGATCCAGCTGCTATCGGTAACAATACTGGTACAACTTTAGATATTCCAGAAATCAACTTAGAAATGAGAAGTGAAGCAATTGTTGCTAAGACAAGAAAATTAAAAGCTATCTGGTCTCCAGAATTTGCTCAAGATTTAAATGCTTATCATTCAATTGATGCAGAAGCTGAATTGACATCTATGTTATCTGAATATATTTCGCAAGAAATTGACTTAGAAATTTTAGATATGTTAGTACAAAATGCTCAAACAATTGATAGATGGTCAGCTAAAGTAGGATTTGAATATGATTCAGCTACTAATAGCTTCGTCCAATCAAATGCAACAGCTCAAGCATACAACCAAGGAACATGGTTCCAAACTTTAGGAACTAAAATTCAAAAAGTAAGCAACAAAATTCACCAATTAACTTTAAGAGGTGGAGCTAACTTCTTGGTATGTTCTCCAACTGTAGCAACTATCTTAGAATCTATTCCAGGATATGCTGCTGATACGGATGGTGATAAAATGCAATTTGCTATGGGAGTACAAAAAGTAGGTGCTATTAATAA